ACCAGACCCAGCCTTTGCAACCCAAAAGTCTTTGAACGAATCAAAGGTGTTTTGCAAGTTAAGGTCTGGCCGTTGCTGTATGCAGAAGTCTGCCCATTCCTTGGAAAGCACAAAGTCTTGAGGCAAGCGCGAACCGCGCTGCTTCTTCAATACTGGTTCTTGGTTCTTGGTTATTGGTTCTTGGTTAGCATAAAAAACAGGTGCATCCGCATTGCGTTCGGTATGCGTTCGCATTGTCACCGCATTACTCCACCTTGCGTTCGCACTGTTTGCCGCCTTTTCTTTCTTGCCATGAAAGTCAGCAATTTCCTTGTCGCATCGGTTGTGCCGCCATCCATCTTCTTGCAAAACAAAGAAATGGCGCAGGATTAGATGCACTGTTTTTTCATCCGATCGCATAGCAAACGCAATGCTTTCGCAATCGTTATGCAATGGCTTTTCGTCAAGGTAGTATTTCCACAGCATCCGCAGATAGATGCCCATCTGGTCATTGCTGAGATGCCCAGTGTCTTTTAAAAAGTCACCAATATGGTGTCTGTAATAGTGCATTGTTTTACCTTTTTCGCGCACCTTTGAAAGAAACAAACGGCAGGGGAAGGTGTAACCCTTTTTGGCTGAGAGATCAGGCTCAACCTAGCCGTGTTTCAAAAAAATTTTACACTAAAAATCAAAAGGTGGGGGTACTCGCTGCACTGCTATATCCTCGCTGTCAGTTGATGCCCGAGTCAGCTTTCCAGTTGCAGAATCCGCTTTTCCCCCGTTATTTGCTAAACCACTCTGGCCTAATGACCATAAGCTGGTACATGCGGCCTTGTGGAAGAGCCGTCCATTGAAAGACCGCACCCCTGGTCACGCCCAGCAGCCTTGCCAACTTGGACTGTGAACCAGCTTTTTCAATCGCTTCTTGCTTTGTCATTGGTCAATTCTACTACACAATTAAATTTGTTGTTAACAAGGGAAAACCCCTACAAAAAAGACTTGACGGGTGTTTAGTGGCCTCTACAATCACCGCATGCCCCAACATTCCGTAGGGGTCTTTTTAGGAGATAGCATGAACGTAGTTTTCGACGAAATGATAGACGGCTTTCGCTTCACCGGTCTTGCGGAAAAAGAAATCGGTGAGGAAGCCACAGAGATCAGCCCTAGCTGGCCGACCTTTTACACAGTCTTTACGATCCATGTTGACGGGTCACACAAAGACTTTATGGACATCATCAACCCCGCAATTATTCAACGCATTGAAACAATGCTTGCGGAGGACGCATGAACGACCTAGCTTACTTTAAAGAACTGGCCTTCAAGAACGGTGGCAACGCGCAAGACCAAATTGCTTGCTATGTTGAACTGCTTGAGGCCCACATTGGAAGCCAAAACGCGGTAATTGACACATTTGTTGAAGAACTCAATCTACTTTTACTTGAACTTACACAGGAGAAATCATGAAGAACATAGCCACCGCACTGGTCAAGGCACAAAAAGCCTTTGCACCGGCCTTAAAAAACGCCGTAAACCCTCATTTCCGTTCCAAGTATGTTGACCTAGCATCTTGTGTGGACAGCGTTGTGGGGGCATTGAATGAGAACGGGATATTTCTATTTCAAACGACAACAGAACATCCAGACGGGGTTATCTGTGAGACTAGTTTCCTACATGAATCGGGCGAGCGCCTGGACTGTGGAAAATTATTTTTCCCCGCACCTAAGCACGATCCCCAAGGCTTCATGTCATGTTTGACCTACATTCGTAGAGCCTCGTTGATGGCTGCTACAGGGCAAGCCCCTGAAGATGATGACGGCAACAGCGCCAGCCGCCGCCCAGAGGTAAAGACACCAGACATCACTGACCACCTGTTAGCAATTGAAGGCAGTGGTAGCAGTGAAGAGTTAGCAAAGATATACAAAGACGCACTTGATGCTTGCGAAGGCAATCAGGCACTTCAAGCCAAAGTCATCCAAGCCAAAAAAGCACGGGTAGAGCGTGCCAAGCAGGAGAAAACAGCATGAGCGAAGAACAACAATCAGAGGCATGGTTTAGCGCCAGAATTGGAAAGGTGACGGCCTCACGTATTGCCGATGTACTTGCCAAAACAAAGACAGGATACAGCGCCAGCCGCACCAATTACATGACTCAACTTGTATTGGAGCGTGTCACCCAGACCAGAGGCGAGTCTTACTCTAATGCCGCAATGCAATGGGGTACGGAACAAGAACCTTTTGCTCGAGCTGCTTACGAGGCTCATACGGGACAGATGGTAGAGGAAGTAGGGTTTGTACCTCACCCCGACATTGAAGCCGCTGGAGCATCACCCGATGGCCTGGTGGGTGACGATGGAATGGTGGAGATTAAATGTCCATCATCAAGCACTGCCTTGGAATGCTGGTTGTCTTACTCTCAGGGAGCAAATCCAGTGGATGCCAAGTACTACGCACAGATGCAGTGGCAGATGCGTTGCGCTGACCGCTCTTGGTGTGACTATGTTGTATTCGATCCAAGAATGCCAGCAAAAGCACAGTTGTTTGTTTACAGAGTCGATCGCAATCCTGACTGGCTCAGAATCGCCGAAGAAGAAGTCCTGAAGTTTTTGGCAGAAGTGGACGCCAAAGTTATCGCCCTTAAATCAATCATTGGAGAGTAAAAAATGTCAAAAGTAGTCAAAGAAATTTCGTGCATCGTTGGTGAATACCGCAACAGCGAGGGTCAGACAAAGAAGCGTTACCAGCGAATTGGGTCTGTGATTGACACAAAAAACGGCCCAATGCTCAAACTGGATGTGATCCCGTTGCGCGAAGGTGGGTGGGATGGCTGGGCATACATGAATGACCCAAAAGACCGCACACGGCAAGCCGATCAACCAGATGAAGACATACCATTTTGAGGTGGCTTATGAAAACCTATGATCTTTTCGAGCGTATTTTTGGCACTCATCCCAAAAAACTTGTTCGTACCGATGACCCAGATACAAGTCATGCTGCCGCTAACTCTGTTGACACTAGCCAACTAGAGTCAATGGTTTATGAGGTTATCAGTAAATACCCTGATGGTTGCATTGCTGATGATGTTGAAAGAGAACTTGCTCACTTACGCAGTCATTCAATTACGCCAAGGTTTGCGCCTTTAATTCGTAAAGGTTTTATTGTTGATACAGGAGAACGCCGTAGGGCATCATCTGGCCGATCTCAACGGGTTGTTAAAGTTACGGAGACAAAATGAAACAGACCTACTTTACACAGCAAAACCATGATCAAGCCCGATCCTTGTTGATCAGCTTTTTGGGAGCAGTCCTTTTGGTCTGCGTTGGCGTGATCTTCCTGTTGGCTACTTTTGATGTGTTGGTGAAATGATGTTTAAGTACATGTGGACTGAATTTAGGTCAACGCTCAAGATGCTGCCGCCAGCACAGACTGCCGCGCATGAATTGCTTCACGCAGAGCATGATTTGCTACGGGCAGAGGCTGGGGTGGAATACGCGCAAGCAATGGTTGTTTGCCAGAAACAGCGAATCAAGCGCCTGAAGACGTACTTGGCCAACACTGAGGAGGTGGCGACATGACCAGGATGTGCGACACGGGTTATCGGGAATGCCCACGCCAGCCGGAATGCGGCATGGACTGCCACTTCACTACGGCAGGGCTTGAGCCAGAGACGCGCAAGGTCAAGCCGTATCCGGCAGTGCCGCAGGATATTGAGCCAGTGCCGGAAACTTGGCAAGTGATCGGCAGTGTTGTCGTTGGCTTTGCGCTGGTGGCGCTGATGGTGGTCTGCTTGCTGCTGTTCTTCACGGGGCTTTGGATATGGAGCTTGCTAATATGAAAACAATCGAAGAGATGGCGCGTGAGGCAAGCGCATCAATGCTGCATGGGGGTGAATACGCTTTATTTGGCAACACGGCGATTGAAGCCTTTGCCGCCCTTGTCCGTGCTGATGAGCGTAAGCGCATCATTACCGCAAATGCACCTGAGATAGAAAAAACTAACGCACACATCAAAATGTTAGAAGATGAAATTGCCGTCATCCGATCAAGGGGAAACACATGAAACAAGAAGACATCATCCGCATGGCGCGAGAGGCCAATGTGTATTGCACTACCCGCCAACCAACTCTTGACGCCATGCTTGAACGCTTTGCCGAGCTTGTCGCAGCAGAAGAGCGTGAGGCGGTAATGCAAGCCGTAACTGACCCTGAAAACCAGCCAAGTCAATACGGCACAGTGACACTGGACTACCACTTGGCAAAGCTGAAAGAGTGGGAAGACAGGTTTGAGAGAATGAGCGATAAAGCCTTGGCGCAGCCAGCGCAGGAGCCGGTAGGTAGCGTGGTGCGTTGGCTTGATGGCTCGTTGGTACATGGGTGGTTTTCTAATCCCCCACCTGAAGGAACCCTTCTCTATATCACCCCACCCGCAGCACAGCCAGAGGAGCGCTACTTCTGCCAACGCTGCGGCAAGCCTGTTAACTTGACCACAATTCACACATGCACACCACCAAGGGGACAAGCATGACTTACATTTTAATTTTTTGGACAGCCGTTGCTTATGGCGCTAAGTACGATTGGCGACCTTTGGCCGAGTTTTCAAGCGCAATAAAGTGTGAAGAAGCTGCAAAGCAATTAAACCTAGAGCAACGATACCGCTGCGTACAAAAATGAGCAACACACTAGAAGAACGCGATGCGATGATTGACATGGCGATGGGGGCTGGCTATCACATCACCCATATCGTACACATCATTGACTTTATGGTGGATTTTGATAAGGCAACCAAAGGCATGCCACGGGACAAGAAACTAAAGCTACTGGAAGAAGATCGGTGGCTAGGCAACGAGGATTTTAAACGCTATGACGCGCATCTTTGCTGGCTAGATATTCTTGATATGGACAAAGACGAGTGGAACAAGATCATGGATCAAGTTCGGGAAATGCGGGGGTATTGAGTAATGACAGAACAAGAATGGAAATCCTTGTCAGTTGAAGACAAGATAGCAATAACCAATATCGTCATTGGCGTAGTCAGGAAATCTGGACATATGTGCTTAAACAGGCCGTTGCGTTATTTTATTCGGCTTACGCCAGAGGCTGATTTATATGTCAAGGAAAAGAAAGTTGCAGCCGCACCCGAGGCTTCTTACGGATTTCCTCATGGTGCGGTAAGTGCGCTAAACGCAAGCGGCAAATGCGTGACTGATGGAGAGACATCACCATGAACTGCCCCAAATGCGGAGTGTGGACTAGCATCGTTGACACGCGAAATAAAGGTTCGTTTACAGTACGCCGCCGCGAGTGCGGGAACGGCCATAAATTCACTACGGAAGAACATGTCAAACTTCAAAACTTGGACGCTAGAAAATCTAGCGAAATTCGCACAAGAAGCGAACAACAAGATGATCGAACAGAACGAGAGGATAGAGGAGCTACAGCGCGACCTTAAAGATGCGCTAAAGGCGTACCGTGGGCTAAACCGCCAGATACAACCCGATGTTGGCAAAGGCGTAGCCAGCGTAAACCACGCCCATCGGGATGTTTCCCTTAAATAGCTGTTCTACGGCAATGCCAGCGTAGATTACAGTGACAACAATGATTAGCCAGCCACTCATAACATACCCATTTTTGGCATGGTCGTGCTAGTTTTGGGTATGCTTATAGGCCAGAGACATCAATCACTTCGCCACGGAACTCAACGCAGCCATTGCCAAAGTCGTGGACAAGTTCCGGCCACAGCAATTGACCGTTGAAGAAGGTCAGGATGGCAAAGCCACTGCGCCAGTTGGTGGGGTTGTCTTCCAAATAATCAACAAATTGTGGACCGCTTGGGTCGGCCAGTGTGCCGGTGTCAACCCCGAATCGGTTGCCGTTGTAGTCAGCAAATGGCGTGACCTTCAGACTGTGCAAGTGACCAGTAACGATTGTCTTGCCAGATCCCACAGTATTGTTGTGCGTGGCGTGGATGCCACCCTTGTACCGATGCTTAACGCACACATCCTCAGTCGGCCAGCAAGCCCAGCAGGACAACCAGGCTGGAAAGTGATCTCTAAGGGAAAACCCTTTGACTCCCTCAAACTCATGGGCGTTAGCGGCAAGGCGGTTTTCAAACCGGCTGTCATGGTTGCCTAGCGTCCAGATCAGCTTAGCCCGTCCAGCGTCCTCCTCAATCTCACCCAAACTGGCTTCGCAGGCTTTGAGTTCTTGGATGATGCTGGGCTTTGTATCCCATCCGATACGGGGGAATCGGCTGATGGACGCACCATCGAAAGCGTCTCCGTTGTTAACGATTGCCTTGGGTTTAAATTCGC